TATTCTTAATTGTCTGAAAATATCATTAGTAGTTTGTGCAAAGAAATTAACTGCTTCTGTATCAGTTGAAGCTATACCAAAATCAAACGCATCTGGTTGATATTTAGTTACATCTCCAGCAACGATAACATCTGCACCCGTATAATTAGCCATAATCTACTTCCAAATTAAATAAGCAATTATTAACACTAAAGGAATAGAATACATTGGGTTACTAACAGCTTTTCTCCAAACCCATTTACTCCATTTTCTAGTTTGTTTCCAAATCCACTTGTTCATCTTTTTTCTTCCTTGTTTTTCGTTTCTTTTTTAAAGGTACTACATTTTCTGTAACAACTTCTTTAACTTCTTTTACAACATCTTGCTCAGGTTTAAAACCTCTAAAATCATACATCACTTTATTAGTTTCATAATCTAACTGACTTCTAGTGATTGTTTTGTTACCTCTTTTTAAAGTAACCATCTTCTCATTTGATAATACTAATTTTACCATTTTATTCTCCTATGTTAGTTGCGAGGGCAGTTTCCCACCCTCACAAAGTATCCAATTATTATTGGATTGATGAATCGTAATGTAACTCAACACCATATGAATCATGGATTTCTCCAACACCATATACTGAAGTAGCAACGATTTCGTCTGCTCTAAGAGAAGCATCTCTTTGAGTTTCGATTTTAACATCTTGCATCATAGCGATTGCTAATGCGTCTTTGTGCATAGCACCACCTTTGTAATCACCAGCAGTACCAGTATTAGCCATGTTTGAAGTTTCAAATATTGGCATACCAGCAAGAGTACCAACAAAACCTGATCTTAAAGCTTCGTTTGAGTTCTCTGTATCTAAACCAGCAAAAGTATTAGTTAAGCCAGATTTTAGATCGTAAGCGATTTTAGGGTGTAACACAACTGCACATTCGTTAGCTGGTAATGAATTTGCTCTTAAAGTAGATAGAGCATTAAAGATTACCGCAGGAGAAATAGCACCAGTACCATCTCCTAGTGTAGTTGAGAAGCCATCAAACAATGCAATTAAGTCTGCGTCTTGTTTTCTAGCTAATGCTTCTCCAAACAATTTACCAATGTCTCCAGCAACATTTCTAGGTGCTGAATTTCTTGCTAAGTCTGTTAGAGTAGTCATAACACCAACCTCAGATGCAGTAATAGTTACTGAACTTGGGTCGATTGCTGTGTTAGAAAGATCAGTTGCTTCTGCTACTGCTGATGCTGATACTTGTGCATAAACAGGAACTTCAACTGCTTTTCCACCACCCGTGATAGCATAGTTTTTAACTAAGTTTCTCATGATGGATTTTTCAGATGCTACGAATTGAGCCTCTGCTACTATCTCTGTGTATAGTTCCGATAGAGTAGAACTTGTGCTTTCGTTTGCCATTTTATTATCCTATTAAGGTTATTGTTTTAAGTTAATCTCAACAGCACCTGAATCTCGTTTCTTCCTATATTCTGCATAGGCTTTACGATCTTCTGGCTTTGTTAAGTCCAAGTCCTGTAGATTAAAAGGTTTAACAGTTTTACCACCAATAGCACTCTGGCTTCCTGAACCAGACAGAGACCCTTGACGGAAGTGTGGGTTGCTATCTAAGAACTCTTTAACTCGATCTTCAATTGTAAGTAGTTCTCCATTTGCGTTATATCGTACATTAGAATTATTATCAACTACTTCTATTCTACCATCATCTGTGTACTTCACTTCATCTTTTAGTAAAGCAACAACTTGTGCTGGGCTAATAGCTTTGTTTGAAGATGCAACAGATAGTATTGAATTATCTACTTTTTCTTTTTTAATCTGATCTTTAACTCTTTGTAATTCTGAGTCTTTTTCAGATAATCTTTCTTGCATAATCTTTTCTAAGTCTTGCTTAGTCTTAGCTTCTTCTAATTGTTTTTGTTTTAAGATTTCAGCTTTTTGTTTTTCTTCTTCTTGAAGTTTTTTTTCGTATTTAGATTTCTCTGCTTCAAGTCTAGCTTTGATTATGTTGTCTAATTGTTCTTGAGTGAAAGTATTTTGTTTTGGTGTATCTACTTTAACTTCTTCTTTTGGTGTTTCAGTTGCTTGTACTTCTGGTGCAACATTTGTTTGTTCTTCGGACATTTGTTCTCCTATTGTTATATTATTAGTTCGCCTTTACTGTCATACCAATCTGGATTGACATAAGACCATTGATGCCGACAATTATAACCACCACGAACAATTAAAGGGTTGCCAGATTTTTTACCTGACCAACTTCTACTTGCCCAAAGTGTATTGACTTCATCAATTGTGAAAAGTCCACTTTTCCTCTTGTTATATACTCCATTAATTACATTTCTGCAAATTTCCCTAGTGGTAGGTATTACATCTCCATAATATTTTACATAAGTTAAACCAGCGTCTTGTGATTTGTTAAAGTTTAATGTTGCGTCAAAATCTCTAAGTGAATCATTAAGTATTTGACCAGCATATCTTTTCATATTTTCTCCAGCACGATCTCTAGCAAATTTAGATTGTAATGTTTGAACTGCTTTATCAACTGCTGATTGTTGAGACTCTACAAACTTATTCTCATTAACAAATTCTACTAATCTAGTTATTTCAGGGTCATCTGAACTAGCATAGATACCATTGATTGTTTGTCTAAGTTCTTTTTCTAATACTGCAAACTCACTACCAACTAATGTATTCTGATAAACCTTTTCTGATAATCGTCTTGTAAATGTATTTGATACATCTTTGAATTGGGTGAAGTATTGTTGTTTTAAATTTTGTATAAGTGCTTTATCGCCTTTAGTTAATTCTTGAAATTCTACAGGAATGTTACCAATTCTTTTAAATGCTTTCTCAATTCTTTTAGCTTGTTTATTAAAACCCTCTCTAACAACTGTATCTGACCATTTAAGATATTCTCTTTCTAAGATAGCTTTTATCTGTGGCCTGATAGCAATAGCTGATTGTAGTTCAATTAACTTGCCATCTGTTAAAGGTAATTTTGATGCAGTAGAAACTACTTCTCGTTCTATTCTGTCTAATGTTGTGATAAGTGATTTATAGTATTCTGCTTCAGCAAGTTCTATTTGCTTGATTCGATAAAGTGTTGCATCTTTTACTATATCCGACATTCATTATATCTGTTCTTGCTCTACTTCTTGATCTACTTGTTCTGGTTCGTCTTGTGTGAACTGACCTACTTCTGCTTGTGCATCAATCTCATCAAAGATTTCGTTTAACTTCTCATCATCATCAACAACTGCTCTAGCAATTTCTTTATCAACTTCTTTAGCAAATGTAGATGAACCAATATCAAGTGCTTTAGCTTGTTGGAAGTACATAAGATCACTTGCATAATCTCTAATGTTAAATGAATCAGGATAATTAATTTCTCCATCAAATGTAGCATCTTGGAACATAGCATATAATCTAAATAGTTGTTCTTCTGCTATTTGTAAGTTGTCAGCTTTCTCAGATAGTCTAGCATTTAATAATTCAAATTCTGTTTGTAGTGCAACACCAGATGTTATTCCTGTCTTTTGAGTTCTGACAGCACCCGTATGTGCAATTCTATTTATAGAATCTACTTTGTTATTTATAGACTCCATAATAGCTTGTAAGTTCTGGCCAGATGGTTGTAGTAAATATGGTTTTAAGTTTGGCTCAAGTTCATCAGGCATTTCTATAACTGCACCAGCACCAGCACTAGCATTTACACTTGGAGTTTTGACTAATGATGGGTGGTTTGTTAATCTGATTAATTGTTCCATCTCAGAGTATTCGTTATAAATAGATTTTTGTAAGTCAGCTATGTCAGTTAAATCTGATTGACCTATTCCTCTTTTGTGTGATTTAGAATTATATAAAATTACTGCTGGTATTTTACCAATCATATTTGGAACACTATCAATTAATCTAGGTTCTTCTCTTTCTTCCATGTAGATAGTATCTATTCTATCAGGATACCAAATTCTCATGTATGTTCCACCATTACGATCTACTTCTTCTCTGATTTTTAAATAGTTAAGTTCGTACTTACCATTAACTTGTCTTTCAAAGTTCCAATCTAATACATTCTCTGGAGTAACGATTGATAAGTATGGTCTAATATCTTGATCTAATTCTTCTGCTCTAGTGTTTGTAGTAATATTAGGTTTGTCTAATACCATGAAACAATGACCATAAATAGAAGCATAGTTTTGTGCTTGTTTTATTACTGCGTTTAAATTGTTACCCTCTAAATCAGCATCTTTTAAAAAGTTTTGTAATGATGGTTCATCTTGCATAGAACCAAAATCTCTACTTGGTCTAACTCTAAAAAGGAATGATGAATAAATTTGAATAATGTTTTTACAATGATTATCGCATGGAGTGTTAGCTAGTCTTTGATTAAACTCGTTATCTAGTTCTAAATTATATCTGTTTAGGTATTGGCCGATCATATAGTCATAGCCACCATTGTATGATCTAATATAATACTCCCAATTATTAATTGTTTCAGAGTAGTCTTTGTGGGTGTCTAATGCTTGATCTCTAGTGTATGCCATAAATTACTTCATTGTCCATCTTGTTGGAGCATTAAATCTTGCCTGAGTAGTTAATGGTTTTAAATAATCAATCATATAACCTAGTGCGTCATTCATATGATCGAATCCATCTTCCTTGTCAGGAATATTTGTATTCTCCTTGTATATTTGTCTTTGTAACCCTTTTATCAGCGTTTTGCAAGAATGTGAAACAAAAATATGTCTTTCGCCATTAGAATCTTTGAGCCTACTATTCACAGCATTGACTCGATCTCTTATTGCTGGGTGTTTATGTTTAACCTTAACTTTAAATCCAGCGTTTTGTAAAATAGATAAATCAGTTCTCCCACCAGCAGATGTCTTTCGTTGTTTAGATGCTGGGTCAGGATAGATAAATATTTGCATTTTAGTTCCATATCTATCTCTAAGTTCTTGCACCATTTCATCAGTATTACTTCCATAAATGATTACTTCATCTACAAAATAAACTTTATCTTTTTCTATTTGCCCAACACAAGCCGACATGGGATCGACATTGAAGTCCATTCCAATATGTAAAGGCTTTTCCCAATCTATCTCTCGTTTAACAACATTATCTACAGGGTGGAAGTTATAATAAACACTACCAGCATAGTTTTCAAATGTACCCTCAAACTCTTGTCTAAAAGTTCTAATATCAATATCTTGTTTAGCTTGTTCTATTTCCTCAGCAGATACCATACCACCTTGAATAGTTGTATATTGAAAACTATCCCATTCCTTATCTTGCTTACCTTTTAAATATAATTCATAACTCCAGTTACCATAACCTTTAGGTGTTCCACAAAATAGTACATGGCCTAATCTGTCAGATATACTTGCTCTCAAGACCTCGTACCAAGTACGCTTATCAATATCAGCAAATTCATCTAAGATTAAAAAGTCTAATCCTGTACCTCTAAGTGAATCATAGTTATCTGCACCCTTTAGTGATATTTGACTATTAGTTTTTCTAATAGTTATTGTCATTGTTGTTTCGTTAATATCTTCTATCCAATTAAACTGATTAAGCATTTCTTTAAGAGTTCCCCA